GTAGTATGCATAGCTGAATAGTAACAGTTACGTTCTCTTTTGTAAACTTTATACTCATCGTACCAAGCTTGATACTGTGACTCAATAGATTTCATATTACTAGCAATTTTACCTAATAACATTAGATACTCTACTTTGTCATTATCGTTTGCTTTACAACTCGATCCGTACCAACCAAGTTCTAATTCACCAATAGCATCTTCTTTATTTTCGGTCCAAGGTAGTCTAAAATAGATATAGATACGATCTCTATATAGTTCGCTTAATAGTATTTGTAAAGTGTCTCCAAGAAATTTAATATTATTATCGATTCCTGTGTATTCAGTTAACCAATTACGAATTTTTTGTGTTAATGATAACATCTGATTATCGTACGTAGAAACTTCATAATCGATTAATGCTTGTTTTTGCAGTTCTAACTGTCTTTCTAAAGCTGTTAATGTAGTTTGTAATCTGTTCATAACTTTTATTTAAATATTAATTAATTTGTATATATGAGCTACTGTTTGCGCTCAATGAAGGTAAATATACGACACAGTATTGACATAAAAAAATTTATTTTAAAAATTCTTTATTGATAACCAACGCTTTAAGTGCAACTGATTGGTTTCCAATGGGGCAACTGATTGGTTTCCAATAAAGAATTTTGAGCTAATTGGGAGCTCATGGCCACGATGTAAGTGGGTACGTATATTTCTATTAGATATTAGGTTATATCTATGAATTTAACGTCTTGGGCTATCTTAGTTCTAAAAATTTACGTATTAGATTGAGCGCATTAATACGTTTATTTTGTTTTTTGGGTGCTTGAGGACAAGATTGGCAGAAATTGCCATAGATTGATAAATGATAGTCACAACTTGATTCGTTGATACTACATGCTTTTATCTGCACTTTTTTTGGAGAAACCTTTATTTTTTGTATTCGTAACATTTGATTTTAGTTTTTCTTGCTCTTTATACTGTTTCCATTTCATTAGATCGTCGTAAGCTTTTAATAGTGTAGTAGCAACATGTTCTAGTTTCTTACTTCTTGGATCTACTGCCATAGTTATTTACTTTTTATAATGTATTCAGTAATAATTTTTTGAAGATCACTTAATGCTTGTGTGTTATCTGAAATAAGCTTGGACATTCTGTCTCTTTCTTCCACTAGCAATTGAAACATCTCATTTTGTAGTTTGTCTATTTTAATCTCAAGTGCATCGTTTCTATCAACTAGTCTTTTATATTGATGAAATGAAAAATATGATAATGCTAACGCAACTATTCCCAATATACCGTATTGAAGAAATGAGGCATTAAATACGCCTATTTCTTGTTGTGCTATCTGTAATATATTCATAGTTATAGATATAAAATACATACAATGAGTTGCAATATCTAGCAATAAATATTATACTTTGTCTATAATTTTGTATTCGTCCTTTAGAAATTTCAGGCACTTCTTATAATCCCTACGCTCTATTCTTCTAGCATCCACTTCTAAAGGATTTCTGTGATGGCTAAGATATTTTGCAAGTATTTTATATTCGCGCATAGAATGTTTAACATAGTGTGTGTATTCATGTATGATTGTTTTAACTAGCTCTTCTAAAGTATTATGAAGATTCTTATTTATAAAGATAACTTTTTCTACCTCATCATAATATCCGTAATCATCTTTACTATAATCATCAGACTTTTTAAATTCTAAATAAGGATATGGTCCATTCAATTTAGATCTTCCGTATTCAGATATGCACCACCAATAAATCTTATAAGCAGTGGATTTTGATACGTATCTACTCTTCTTTACTTCTATTTCATCCATTTTTCAATCACTTTACTAACTTTAATATAATAGTTATCTTGACTTTCATACTGCTTCATCATCTCAGAAGCTCTAAACTTACTCTCATTTGAATTAACACTTCTTGATACCTTAAATTTAGCACACCATTTTATAAATTTAGGATCATTCATTGTTGCTTGTCTTTGTTCGTCTAAAATAAATTCGTCTACCATATGTTACTTGTTTTTTATTTTAATGATTTAATATGTTTGCACTCTTTTCCTCTGCCGAATCCGTGCGCTGGACAACTACATGTCCATACATCGTTATCATTAATTACTTCATATGTGTTGTTTCTACTACCTTCAACAAAGAATCTGATGGGATCTTTCTTTTCTGCTATAACTTTTTTTACTTGTTTTGTAGTTACTCTTTCCCACATGTTTTCTAATTCTGTCCACATGTAAGGTCTATTTACTACGTGCCAATTACCGTTTGCTATGATATACCAAATACCATGCATTGGTGATTGTAAGCACACTAAAGGATAAAATGATTTGTACTTCGTCATAATTTACCAGCTTGATGAATAATAATAATATGAATTTGGAATTTCTATGTTCTGTAATACTTCTTCGAATATTTCAATCGATCTTTTAACGTTTTCAAAATACCAACCATCGTAATGTGTACCTCCAAAGAAAAATCCCCCAACTGCAGGCAATAATTCTTCAGCTTTAGAATTGTCTGTGTCTACTTGTTTTAAAGTAGAAAGCAGTTTAATTACGTTTTGTTTACTAAGGTGATACTCACCACAATCATCCACGCTATTTTGAATGTTATTAACGAACCATATATGAAGTGCATTGAATTTTCTCCAATACGCAACTTCTTCTAGAACTTCTTGTATCTTATCAGAATTAATACCTTTCATAGGTTCTCCATTTTTGGTAATGGTTACCTTAATCAAGTCTTCTTCTTTTGTACCAAGATAATTTTTAATCCATATTTTTTTAGTTAAATACATGTCTAATCCCATTGTAATAAGTTTTAATTTAGTTTAAATAAATGATTGATAATTCTTCTGGAATGTATCCAGTTAATATTTGAATAGGAACTACTATATCTTTCATAAAGGATTATTTACGTTTATAAAATCCAGAGTCATCATGCTCATTATAAGAATAATCTACTGTGATTATTTTTTCTAAAAACTTTTCTTTCACTGTGCCAATTAATCTATCTTCAATAAACACTTGACCAACTCCGCTATGTGGATCTAAGTCGATATCATCATACTTCTTACATGCATCTTCATATGAAAAGAAAGGACCAAAACATTCAGAATCAGATTCACTATAACCATCTAATAAAACATAATCAGATTCATAATGATCTGTGCGTTCTAACATATAAGGTCCTGATGTTACGAACCATAGATTGTTTGATTTTCCGTCTCCTACAATTTCTCTTGCTAAATCTTTAGCTTCGAGTGTAATTACTTCTTCTGCTCCATCTAATGTGGATGTATTGTAATAAAACCACTCGCCTTTTTTATTTTTGGTAATTATTGGCATTTCTCTACGAGAGCAAATTATTTCAATAGCTTTTTTTATTGCATTTTCTTTAAGATTAAAAACACATATACTATTTGGCATAGAAACAATGTACACGTATTCAGAATCTTCTATCTCACGTTTAATTTCTAAAGGCTGTTCCATAGTTTCTTTAATATTATTAGTGAGTATTTTATGTTCTTGCGCAGCTTTATATAATCTTATGTGTGATTCTATTTTAGACATCCACTCTTCTTTTGTTAAGCCATCATAATGAGTATTGTTACGCTTTTCCCAATTATGATATCCCAATACAAAATTAGTTATGCCGCTATTTAGCCATTCAGGTACAGGCGCTACAATTTCCCATACTCCATGTCTAACTTGTTTAACAAAGCCCAATCTCTTAAGATAGCATCTATAGGTATAAGATCGATAAAAAGGACAATTCATTTTTTTCCAAAAAGTAGAAACTTCATGACCACTCATTGCATCACAAAATTCCTTACTAGTAAGTTCACGATTTTGATTTTCTGATGCACTAAAAAACTTTTTAACTTCATTGAATAAACTCATAAATAATTGTTTTTTTTTGATTAAGATAATTTGTATTTTTTTAATTAATTATTTTCCCAAGCTATTTCGTATTGAGCTTGCCAAACTTCTTCCATTTCTGCTAGAAATTTTTCAGTCTGTAATTTCAATAACGGCTTTTTATCGAAAGCTCCTGAATACAATAAGCTTTTTATGTGGCCACAATAGCAGCCGATCATTTTTGATTTGATATCAGATCTAACTTGCGCTAAATCACTGTAATTTTCTACAGATTTTGGTACTTCTAATAGCATAATTTATTTTTTTTTAATTAAAGTAATAACTTTTTTGCTCCCACTTACCACGATTATATGTTTCTACTACGTAGTCACCATTGTATGGTCTATTTTCTCGTAGCACTAACCAAATTCTATGAGTATCGGTTTTGATTTTTAACTCATCACCGTCCCATGCTTGTTCGATTGTTTCTAAACTGTTTAATTCTGCTTTACTGTACTCGTGTAACATAACTTTTATTTTTTAATGGTTGAATTTAGTTCGTATTGAAAATTGTGTATGTAATAAGTTTCTAGTTCATGAGCTGCGGCTTTACCTCTTACGATATCAAGAATGTACACAGCGTACACGTTATGTTCGTAAGATCTCATATCGTTATACAATGCCCAATCTTTGTTTTCTTTAAACGCTCTTACGCAATGTTGGTGAAAACGAATATTGATACTCTTATTGTATGCTCTCCCCCGGGCCACAGTCAATCCAATATATCGTTTATTGTTTTGTGTATTAACAATTTCGTATAGGATATGGTTACGATCGTTTCTTTTTTTGCTCATGTAAAGCCGTTTAAATTTAGTTGTTTTTAATAGATACTCAATCCTAATTTAGCACACTTCGTATTAATTGTTTTCAATAGATACGCAGCGCGTTCAGATATAATATCTATCTGATCTTCTTCTACGCCTTCTATCCAATTATCGCTATTAAACATTTCAGATAAAGCGATTTGTAGTACTTTAACTTGCTCATTGGTTAATTCTAATTTCATATATGTAGTATTGATATAAGGTAAATATACGACACAATATTGACATAAAAAAATCCCAATAGAAAATGCTCTATTGGAAATCAATCAGTTGCACCAGAACGTAAGCAGGGAATCGTCACAACTTGTTGATAATCAATGGAGAATTTTTACCATTGGTAACCAATCAGTTATGAATTACGTGATAGTAACCAGTATGTTACATATTAAATTTTTCTATCTATGAGTGAGTCCTCATTGTCGTCCAATTCATGTTTTATGTATTGGTTTTCGGTAAGAATAGATTGCAAATCTTGTAAGTCTTGAGCTTCATTTTTAAAATCAATAAGATCTGTTTCTTCTGTGTATCTGCCTTCGTCCAAGAATTTTTGCATCTGTTCAATTTCTCTAAGTACACTTTCATCTAAATTATAAAATAGCAGATTAGATTCAAAACTGGTTTCATGCCCTGCGATGGGCGATGATTGCATATTGGCTAATACTCTACCGCTAAACGAATCATTGACATTTATAAAGTAGCAATTATAACAGAGCCATCTAATATTGGGTAGAGTCCAATTCTTACGATCTCCATCTACGAAATGTAATAGTAGTGGCTGCTTGTTATCTTTGATTCTTTTCTCTCCATAACCGCAGTGTTCACATTCTTCCTTATGTAATTCATGTAAGATTAACATCTTCTTTAGAATTGCAACTCTTGATGGACTAGTCCATTTTCTTTGCGTAAGTAGATTGTCTATTTGTTTTTGGTATCTATAAGGTAGATTTTCTTTTATGTGTGTTCGTGGTCTTAACGAATGAGGGTTACCAAACTTTCTATATAGTTCGTACAGATTTTTTCCAGTCTCTAGATCAATATATTTTTCTGCGTACTTTCTAAATGTGCGGATGTTAATGCCA